GGTGCTCTTCCCCTACGACGACAACCACCGCGACTACACCTACGTCGACGGCAAGCGCGTCGTGTCGTGGGGCATCGACAACCAGTTCCCCATCCATGCCATACGCACCGTCCGCGACACCACCGTGCTCAACACCGGACTGAAGTTCCTCTGGCGACTCACGCTCGGTCAGGGCATCTTCCCCTGCACCGTCAGCGGATACGACGACGACGGCAACGAGGTGCTGCAGCCCGTCGACGATCCGGGCGTGAAGCGCTTCATCTCGTCGCGCATGGTAAGGCGCTACATGGAGAAAGTGCTGCGCGACTACCTGAAGGTGGGCAACGGCGCCTGCCAGTTCGTGCCCAACCAGAGCGGGCAGCTCGTGGGCATCAATCCACTCAACTGTCTGCAGTACCGCTACACCGAGCCCGACGACCAGGGCATGCAGCACTGCGTCGTGGCCGGATCATGGGAACTCGCTCCCTCGACCGACTACTGGATGCTGCCGCTGCTGCCCGACTACGACCCCGACACCGTGGCCCAGCTGATGAAGTTCACGGGCAAGGGCAAGTATGGCTTCGTCTACTCCGTCCGCGATGCCTGGAGCAACGAGGATGTCTATGGCGAACCCATCTGGTGGGCAGCGTGGGTGCTGGGATGGATAGATATTGCCCACATGATACCGAAGTTCCTGAAGAAGGCCTACGAGAACCAGACCACCTGGAAATGGCACGTGCAGATTCCCTACTCATATTGGGAGAAAAAATTCCCGCCCGGCGACTTCAAGACCATAGACGCCCGCAAGAAGGCTATCAATGCGTATATGGACTCGATTGAAAGTAACCTGCTGGGAGCCGAGAACGCCGAGAAACCCATCTTCACCAACTATGCCGTCAACGAATACAACGGACGCATCGAGGAGGAATGGAAAATCACGCCGCTCTCCAACAAGTACAACGCCGGACAGGAGAACCTGGTCACATCCTCGGCGGCCAACTCCGAAATCCTCTTCTCGCTCATGGTGAACCCCAACGTGATGGGCTCGCAGATGCCCGGCGGTGTCTATGCCGGCAACCAGGGAGGCTCGAACATCCGCGAGGCCTTCCTCGTGAACATTGCCAATGCATGGATAGACCGCCAGAACATCCTCGACCCCATCGAGCTCTATCTGAAGATGAACTTCAAGAAAGACGTGGAACTCCGTTTCCGCAACACCATCCTGACCACCCTCGACACCGGCGCCGGAACCACCCACCGCCTAAGTTAAGGTTATCGTTATCGTTAAGGTTATCGTTAAGGTTAAACAATATGTTATTTTCAAAAGAAAAATGGAACAACGGCAAGGAGATCAGCGCCTATGTGCCCGCATCGGCCTCGCTGAGCTTTGCCAAGGTGGAATCCTCGCTGCAGAGTGCCGAAGACCTGTTTCTCGCGCCGCTCCTGGGCACCGCGATGATAGCAAGAACGGAGGCCGTCTATGCCAAGTCTGAAGCCGCACGCACAGCCGAAGAGCGACAGTTGCTACGGCTGGCACAGCGCGCAGAGGCCAACATGGCCTTCTTCCATGATTTCGACGCGCTCCAGCTGCGCATCACCGACCAGGGATTTCAGCGGCAGGGCTCCGACGACTGGCAGCAGGCCTACAAGTATCAGGAAGACCGGCTGCGCGAAGGATTCCGCACCAAGGGCTTCAATGCCATCGACGCGCTGCTCGACTATCTCGACGCCAACAGCCAGAAGTTCGCAGAATACGCCGATGCCCCTGCCTGCAAGGAGCGCCAGAAGGCCATCGTGAAGAGCACCGACGAGGTGCAGCGGTGGGTGAATATCGGTCACTCCAGGCTGGTGTTCCTGCGCTTTGCTGCCGAGTTCTCCACGGTGGAAGATACCGTGCTGCAGGCCACCATGGGCGATGCCTTCTACCAGCAGCTGCAGAAATGGCTCAACGGCGACGAGGAATACCCCGACGACTACGACCTGACGCTGGAGGAGCTGCGCCGACAGTGCGGCCGGCTGGTGGTGACGGCCACCGCCATTCGTCTGCTGAAGAAGACCGGCACGCTGACCGACCGCGGCCTCTACTTCGAAAACGTGCAGGCAGCAGCCGGAGAGAACCACACCCGCACCGCCGCCACCGACACCCAGATAGGCGACCGCCTGGCCATCTACCAGCACGACCTGCAGGCAGCCGAGGCCAACCTGCGCAACGTGGTCAAGACACACTATCCCGACTTCAGCGACGGCACCGATGGCCACATCGTCCGCGACAACGACCACCGCGCCGCATTCTTCGCCATGTAATTGCGCTGCGCTAAACGATAAATCGTAAAATCGTCCAATGAAACAGGTCACCATAGAATACCGCCGCTTCTGGCACACCGTCCGCCGCCAGCTCTTCTCACCCGAGCAGTGGGAAGAGCTCACGGCCCGCCAGTTCCTCGCCGCCGTCCGCCTCTGGAGCGGCACCATCACCCAGAACGACTTCCTGCGCCAGGTGTTCGGCTTCAGCCGTCGCGAGCTCAGCCGCATGGACGATTACCAGCGCTGGGTGCTGCTCCACGCCACCGACTGGATGCAGAACCTGCGCCGGCCGCACAGCAGCTTCTTCCTGGAGTGCATCCCCGGCAGCAGCCTCCAAGCCCCCGGCACGCGCCTGAAGGGATGCTCGCTGCAGCAGTTTATGACCGTCGACACCTTCTTCTCGCAGTACACCACGGCCATGTCCACCCTTCAGGTGAAGCCCGGCGAAGTGAAGAGCACCCAGGGCGTGCACGAGAACGCCCGGAAATACATGGACCTCTTCATAGCCGCACTCTACAAACGGCCCGGCGAAACCTACAGCGTAGAAGAACACCGCATCACCGTCGGCCAGGGAGAGCCCCGGCTGGTCAGTCTCGACGATCATTTGCCCGACGTCAATAAAATGACCCCCGAGCAGAAGCAGGCCGTCGTGTTGAACTACGTGCTCATCCGCTCATGGCTCAGCAAGTCGTTCCCCCACCTGTTCCCCGAACCCGAGGAAGACGACCACCCCCGTCCGTCCAACAGTCCCCGTCAGCCCAAGCCCGTCAACTGGCTCGCCGTCTTCGACACCTTCGTGGGCGACAACGTGGCGCTGATGGAGCACTACAAGGCCATGGCCGCCACCGATGCCTTCCGCATCATGAACCGCCGCATCCGCGAGTCAAAGAAGCGCGCAGCCGAAGAAGCCGCCCGCCACAGCTCCCGAAGATAATTCTGAAATCCTAATCGCCGAAGGCGACAACTCTCAATTCTAAACTCTAAATTCTAAACTCCCCAAATGGTACTACAGGAATTAAGCAACTACATCGAAGACCTCTGCCGCCGCCACATCCTGATAAAACACGGCAGCAGCGAGCGCCACTTCGTCAACCTGAACGACGATAAGAAACAGACCGCGCTGGCACAGGAACTCCACTACCCCGCCGTCTATTTCTCCACGTCGGGCTACCGGCTGCAGGGCGCCGACACAGCCATGAAGCGCATGCACACCTGTCGGCTGGAAGTGTGGTACCACGTCACCGACACCGCCGACTACGCCCAGATAGAGCAACGGCTGTCCCAGGCCAACGACATACTTTGTGATATCTTAGCGCAGATGATCCACGACAAGCGCCAGCGGGCAGTCCCCGCCCTTAAGGGCATCACGCTCGACGGCGTGCAGGTCTTCGACATCGAGAACCTGGACAACGCCCTCTACGGCTGCTATGCCGACATCCCCGTCCCCACCGCGCTCTGCATCGCCGACCGGCTGCAGAACTTCGCCGACGAAGGCCAGTTCGATGCCACCTTCACCCCATCATTCGATTAACTCCAAAACTCAAATAAAAATGACAAACGACGAAATCATTGCTGCCGGACAGCAAATATACGACGAAACAGAAGTAGCCGCCAACACCTCTGAGCGTGTAGGCGGCGTAATCAAGGGTATTGGCCAGAACCTGAAGAAAAAAGACGAGGACATTGAAAATGCAAAAACAGAAATCGTTGATAACCTGAACGAAGAAACCGCCGCATCAGGCAAGGCCCTCGATGCCCACCAAGGTTTTGTCCTGGCCGGACAAATCAAAGGTTTTGTTAAAGACGGCCAACCAGATAGCGACCTTGACATCACGGATGAAAGCAAGAATGTTCTTGTGAGATTTGCTGGCGGTCATATAGAAACCAAGAATTTCAATTCTGCCCAACTTCCCGCACTTGCTACAAAAAATAATGAAAATTTCGATTTTACGATTGAAGATGAAGCAGGAGATGCGATTGCATTATTCCAAAATGGTCATATAAGAACAAAAAATTTCAATTCTGCCAATCTCGACGTTGCCAATTATCTAAAAGACAAGTTTAGAGGAAAGAAGATTGCTATCGTAGGCGATTCTATTTCGACCTATAACGGGTGGTTGCCGAGCAGTGTACCTGGATTTTCGGGTACAACGTATGCAACGTATTATCCGCAAGGTGATGTTAATTCCGTTGATAAGACATGGTGGTATCAGGTTGCGCAGAATCTTGGGATTAATACGACGGATATAGCCAATACGTCATGGAGCGGTGGAACGGTATGCGGAGATTCAACATCTACCACAAATGGAAAACCAGCCTGTTCATCCAAACGTATCAGCGATATTGCCATTCGTGGTTTTGTACCTGATATTATTCTTGTTTTCATATCGTGCAATG